ATGAAAGAAGAATTAGAAAAACCGATGGATTACTATTACGAAAAAGGATATAGATAATAAATATAAAGGAGAATAAAAATGATTTCAAAACTAGTTGATATAAAAGATACTTTCAATTGTGATGATAAAACTGCAGAAGAGATCAGGGAATATGTAATAAAAATGTACGAAAAATACTATGGAAAAGAAGTTTAGAATTAGGGGAAGGTTTATCCCTTCCCTTAATCATCAAAAAATACTAGTTGTTGAGATTAATATAAATAAAAAAGTTACATAAACCAACCTCATAGGCGGTTTTTGCCGGAGAGGTTAATTAGCTATTTCTTAATTAATCTCGAGTTGGGACTAATCAGAGAAACAACACCTATCTTTGTTTTATAAAATATATTATCCCTCTTTAATTGGAATCTTTTAAATTCTAATTATAAGTGATTACTTAGTTTAAAAATATAGAACAATTCCACGCACAAAAACAATAGGAGCTGATTGGATGAGCATGAAAAAAGCCAAGATGATCTGTAAATTACAGGGAATAACCTTGAATATAGAAGTTACAGTATTATGTCCTTCCTGCAGTAACAAAATGATGAAGTTAGTGATTGGAAAGAATATAGCCCGCTGTGATTATTGTGAAAAAGAAATGACAGTTGATGATGTATTGGAAATAGCTGAATGTGACTGGAGAGAAAAGCATAAAAAGTACGAGAAATTAGTGAAATATAATAAAGGGGTGGGTTATTAGTGGGAGGAGTTTATTCAAAGGTAATCTATCTTTTAGTTAACTATAGGGAATTTAAGCAGAGATTGAAAATTATAGAGACCAAGTTAGATACATTAAGTGATAAGCCTTTAAGAAAAAATATAAATAATACAGCAGTTCAAACTTCAAATACAAAAGATTATACTTCCGAAATTGTAATAGACAGATTGGAAGGGAAATTAAAAAATGAATATGAAGAAAAGATTATGACTGTTAGGAGAGTAGAATTAGCTAGAGATGGTTTAGCTCCTATAGAGAAGTTTATAATCAATAAAAAGTATCTTTCTGGAATGATCTCACCAGATGTAGACATATATACACATCCGGGTTTTAAGTATGGCAAAACTAAATATTATGATTTTAAAAATAATGCCTTAACAAAAATGGGAAGAATTATGGGGTATAGTAACAAATAAGAACTAATTGTGAACAAGATATAAACGCAGAGTATTTATTCAAGTGTTATTATATTAATAGTGATAAAGATATTAAAATAATAAAAACTCCTACTGAGGGGAATTTAATGCAGTGCAAAGCAGAAAAAAATAACGGACAACAATGTAATAGAGAAGCAGAAAAAGGTCAGGAATACTGTTGGCAGCATAAAGTTCAAGCTGACCAAGGAGGAAGACCTAAAATATATACTTCAATAAAACAAATGCAGAAGGATATAGATAAATACTTTCAATCCTGTATAAAGAAAACAAAAGACCCAGAAACAGGAGAGATTACATATAAACAGATTAGACCTTTTACTATAACAGGACTTGCTTTATCATTAAATATGGACCGCAGGACCTTGCTTAACTACGAAAAGGACGATAAGTTTTTTCCCACTATAAAAAAAGCTAAATTAAAATGCGAGAATTATGCAGAAGAACAATTATTCTCTAATGGCACCGTTTCCGGTGTCATTTTTAATTTGAAAAACAATTATGGGTGGAGAGACAAACAGGAAATAGACCACAAAGGAGACTTAGAAATAGATGTAACTCTAGAGGATGAATAGTATTGCCCAGGATAAAATTGAACATATCCAAAAAAGTATTCAATGAAATATATATCCCGTACCTAAACGACAATACACCAACCCAGATCTTCTTTGGTGGTTCCAGCTCAGGTAAATCTGTATTTTTAGCCCAGAGAGCTGTCTACGACCTTGCAAAAGGAGGTAGGAACTATCTGATCCTCCGTAAGGTCCAGAGGGACTGCCGTAAATCAGTCTGGAATGAAGTTATCAAAGTAATAAAAAAATTTGGACTATATAAACACGTTCGTACTAATAAAACAGAATTAACAATCACGTTTCCAAACGGATATCAGATCCTATTCGGTGGTCTAGATGATTCAGAAAGAATAAAATCAATAACTCCCCAAAAGGGAGTAATTACTGATGTATGGTGTGAAGAAGCGACAGAGTTTGAAGAAGACGATATCAAACAGTTGAATAAAAGACTTAGAGGCCGGGCGGAAGTAGTAAAACGCCTGGTTTTGTCGTTTAATCCCATTATAAAAAGCCACTGGATCTTCAAAACATATTTTGATTACTGGACTGAAGATAATAATACCTATAGGGACGATAGACTGAGTATCTTAAAGACCACATACCGCAAAAATAACTTTTTAACTCCCGATGATGTTGACAGGCTGCTGTCTGAAGAAGATCCCTACTACCGCGATGTTTACATCGAAGGTAACTGGGGAGTATTGGGTGACATCATATTCAAAAACTGGGAGGTTAGAGATCTATCCACTATGCGAAACCGATTGGATAGGTCATGCCATGGATTAGACTTCGGGTTTAGCAATGACCCAGCAGCTGTATTAAAACAATATTTCGACAAATCATCTAATAAACTTTATGTATTCGACGAAATATACCAACGCGGACTTACAGATAAAAAACTAGCGCAGCTAACAAATCAGATGATAGGTTTTGAAGAAGTAATCTGTGACAGTTCAGAACCGAAATCTATAAAACACTTAAATAACCATAACCTCAATGCGAGGGGAGCCAAAAAAGGACCGGGTAGTATTGAAACAAGGTATAGATGGTATTCAGGTATCGATATAGTATTAGACTCGAAGTGTGTGAATATTAAAAGAGAACTGCAGACCCACCAGTGGAAAAAAGATAAAGATGGTAACTCCCTGAAAGTTCCGGAAGATAAAAACAACCATGCAATAGATGCCAGCATGTACGGATTGAGCGACTACTGGAACCTAGAACAGCAGAAATGGTATACACAGGATTACGTTTAAGGAGTTGAAAAACAGCAGTGACAGGTAAAGATGCAGTAAAGCTATCCTTCCTGGAGTGGATATATAACCAGGATAACTACGAAAGGATAAAACGATATGAAGAAAACGAAAGATACTATGATGGGGATATAGATATAAAACTTCCTGCTAATGTAAAAAAATATCTTGCCCAGGAATACGGCTATTCAGGTAATATATGCCGTGCAGTAGTAGATGCAAGTGTAGGTTTCCTCTCCAAAGAACCGATATCCCTTGAAATAAAAGAAGTAGAGGGTCAGGAAGAAAATATCAAAAAGGCAGAAGAATGGGTATATGAAATATTTAGAAAAAACAACTTACTCTTAAAAAATTTCATAAAAGCCCTGAGGATCCAGGCTAAAAAGGGAGAGTTTGCTTACAAGATCAGCAGAGTGCTTGATGAATCGAAATCTGAAGTTATAGATTACAAAATTACAGTGCTGAAGCCTGATATTTGTTTTCCCAAATGGAAAGATGAAGCTTATGAGGAAATGGAATACTTTGCTGTTGAATATGTAAGGTATAATAGCAGCAGACAAGAAAAAGAATGGTTTGCCCAGGTAATTTGGCCGACTGTTATAAAAGAATATACCAGGCCCCTGGGGACAAGCAAAGACCAGTGGAAGTTAATCAATCAGTGGGAGAACAAATATGGTTTTATCAATGTAGAATGGACTGAAAATAAAATAGATGATTCAACCTGGAGCGAATCAGATATTACCAATGACCTCAAAGATCTACAGAATGCATTAAACAAATCAATAACTGATTTAGTATATACCTCTGATAAAGAAGCATTTACGCAAACATTCCTCCTAGGGGCAAATCAGCCGCTGGATCCCGAGACCGGGGAACCCCAGCAGATAGAAACTGGGCCGGGCAAACTGCATATAATACCCGCATCGGCTGATAAAATCCCCAAACTGGGCACCATAGAAGCAGGAAATTTTCAGGGACTGCATGATACTTTAGATAAATATCTTGATTTAGTCAGCATAGTGACAAAGGTACCTCGTATAGAGTTAAACAGAATTGGAAATGGCCTTGGAGCCGGAGGAGTGGCGACAGGAGTTGCTTTAAGGACAATATATCAGTCCTTCATAGGTAAAACTAATGAAAAATCCAATCTGATTAAGTCAGCTTTAGAAAATATAGTAAGGAAGTTATTTAAAATGGCTGAAGTTGATAACTTGGATACCAATTTTGAAACAATGAACTTTAAACCCGCAGTTCATATTAGGTCTGGACTGCCTTCTGATGATAAAGAAAAGATGGAAGTACAGGAAAAAGAAATTACAAATAAAGTTAAATCACGCGAAACAGTCATGCAGGAGCGGGGTATTGAAGATGTGCAGAAAGAAAAGGACTTAATAGATAGTGAATCCGAAGAAGAAGACCTCTACAGCAAAAGATTATCTGAAGAATTAAAAGAAGAGATATAATGAATAAAAACAAACCAGAAAATATCCAAAATTATTATAGAAAATTATACTTGCAGAAAATAGCCACCTTTGAAACCGACTACGACATCATATTAAATAAGTATCTGAATAAAATAAGAAAAATTGTATTTGATCATTCGGATAAACACGGAAAACTTAAAAGTACTTCAAAGAGCACAATCAAAAATAGTAGTAAACTCTTAAATAACTGGCTGAGGATAGAAACAGAAGATATTTTAGGCAAGTATATATTAGAAACTATAAAGATAGCAATAACAGGGCAGTTGAAGGCGCTGCATTGGTATAATAAACATATAATTAAAAGTACGGAAAGTAGTAACTTCCATAAGATTAAAAACGAATATGATAAAGAAAAAGCATTAGAAATTAAGGATAATATCTGGAAGCGAAAGTGGGAAGATGGTTTAAAAATTGCTCAGAGGTTAGATAAATTAGCCGATGAAAACAAAAGGTTTACAGTTAATATTATAAACAAAACTATCAGTAGAGATGATGCAGTTATTCATTTATTTCATGAGATAGCAAACCGGATTCAAAATCCAAGTGGGCTTTCGTATAGGAACAGAGTAATAAGATTAACCCAAACTGAAACCCAGAGTGCATATCGACTAACCCAAAGAGATATCGGTAGGGATTCTAACAATGTAGAGGGTATAAAGTGGAATTTATCTCCACGCCATCCTCACTATGATTATTATGAAATATGTGAAAGATATGCAAAAGAAGATCACGATGGATTGGGTAATGGGGTATACAAGCCGGGGAATTTACCGGATATACCGCATCCGGGTTGTTTTTGCTTTTTAACATATCTCTACAAGAATTTATAAAATATCACATAAAGTACACATATTTTTCATACATTTTAATGATAGCATAAATTTATAAAGTGATTTGGATAGAAAAGAAACAAATGGTCAAATGTTTTCCCCCCAGAAAACATTTGGAAAGCGCTAACAATGCTAGAACCAAAATACTACGATATTCTCCTAATTAGCCCCGGGCAACCGGGGTTTTTTTAATGGCAATAGAATAAAGTGAAAGCAGAAGTGTCCGCAAGGACACTTTTTCTTTTTGCTTTTAATTTTTTGAAAGGAGTAATTAGATGTGGATGAAGTATTAGAGATTTTAAAACAAAATGATATCGAAATAACTGACGAAATTAGGGAAAGCTTAAGTAATGTAGTTGAGAAAAGCAGCAACTCCGGTAACTCTTTGACTCAAAAGGAAGTAAAAAAGATGGTCAGGGAGCGGTTAGACCAGGAGAGAAAAGCTTACGAAACTGAAATTGAAGAGCTCAAAACCGAGATGGAAAAGCTGGTAGATCCTGAGAAAGTAGAGGAATATCAGAAGAAAATTGAAAACTTGGAAGAAACTAAAAATGACATGAGAAACGGGTTGGTTAAGGATTACGAATTGAAAATGGCTGCTCTGGAAGCCGGTGCTGAAGACCTCGAATATTTCGAGTACTTAGTTGGAAAAAATGAGGTTAAGGATAAACTGCAGTTAGATAATAAGGGTAATCTAAATGTTACCGATGAGAGCGGTAATTTTTTGACCGAAAACGGTAAAAAGGTCGGAGTGAGAAAAATCATATCTGATTTCAAGGAAGAAAAGCCAGATCTTTTTCCCGCTGGAGGAGAAAAAAATACCTCCGGTCCAACCAATCCAGGCGGGAGTGGGGAGCTTGCAGAACAAAGAAGGGAAAATTCCAGAAAAGTCGCTGAACAATTAGGATATGTAAATTAATAAGGAGTGAGATAGTTGACACTTAAACCGAGAAAAAGTAAAGAAACAGAGTTTATACAGATTTTAAAGAGTAAGCACGCTAGATATATAGACGGGATGGTAGTAGTGGATAAAGAATCAACAGGTAAAGAGTATATTCCTCCCGGATGTGCCCTGGGCCAGATTACGGCCAGCGGATTATATGGACCGGTTACTCGGGATAGAGTTGATACCGCTGGGGTAGACACTGCAAATAACACTATTACCCTGCAGGGATTAAATAACGGGGAATGGCATAATTGGCAGCTCGGGGATGAAGTAATCTGTGATCCAGGCGAATCGGGAGAAGAAACAGCGGTAATAACAGCGTTCGACAGCGATGCCGGCGAACTTACGGTAGACGGCATTACTGTCGACCATGCTGAGGGAACTGTTATTCAGAAAAACGACGGTTCTTCCAAGGCAGAGTTGGTTTGTCTTGAGTTAATAGACTTAAGCTTTGAAGATGCTGTGGTAGGAGGCCTCCTTCACGGAGCGGTTTTTTCAGATCGAATGCCGAACTACGACAGCATCGTTTCTAAGGATCTTCCGCAAATAAATTTTGAGTAAAGGAGTAATATTATATGAATAAAAATCAGCTTATCGATACGATAGAAACTAAACTAGGTATAGATTATTTGGGTTTTCTAGAAGAAATAGGAGATCCCGAAAAATATATAGGGGGGAAGTATTTACCCTCTAAAAGCGAACACGACTATGACTGGGTATATCATATTTTCGATAATACAGTTGCAATGGCAAAGATGATGGCCCGTGGGGATGCTGAAACACCGATAGTCGGTGGACCGGCTGTCAAAAAGGTAGCAGGTTCCGTTGCTCCCTTCGGCCAGAAGTTTGAAGTAAATAAGACGGTACTAAATAAAATATTTAATCCGAGGAATGATAGTGAATTAAAATCTAACTTAAGAAGAATATTAGACCAGTCCGCAAGAAATGTACGTTCAGCCCAGGCAAGAAGAGAGTGGTTGAGATTTCAGGTGCTGTCAAAAGGTTATATAACATTACAGGACCGCAATGATAACAATGTAATCTCAGTTGACTTCGGGTTACCTGACAACCATAAAATAGATTCAACAGCTCTAGAAGGAGATGCCTGGGATGGAGCTGCACCAAAACCATTGAGTGATCTAATAAATGCCTGTGATATATACTATGAAACAAATGATGAGATGCCTGATGAAATATTACTCAGGAAAGCTCAAGCTAAACAGATCACAGGTTCAGCTGAGGTAGCAAGTGAGTTTTCAGATAACGCTACCAGGATATCCTTAGGAGAAGTTAATGATTACCTCGCAGAATTAGGATATCCACCAATTAAAGTACATGATGTTAAAGTAAATACTGAAGGAGCAAACGGGAGACCTACCAACAGTGAGTATTTGATTCCCGATAACAGGATAGTACTGGTCAAAAAAGCAGGCGGCCAGGAGATAAAAGATACTGGAAGGCTGGTAATGGGACCGGTGGCCGAAAACGACTTTAAGCCCGGTATATTTACCACCATGTATGAAGAGTTCGATCCGATGAGGTACTGGCATTTCATGAAAGTGGAGATGTGGCCGGCTGTCTATAACCCACAGTATATATTATTCATGGATGTACAAGCTTAAAAAGGGGAGTGGTAAAATAATATGATGCTGGTAAAGGCAGAATGGAAAGTTGGTTACCCGTCTGGTAAAAGTAAGAAAATATACAATCCGGGTGATAAATTCCAGTGTAGTAAAGAGTGGGGTAAAAAGAAAGCAGAAAACGGTAAAGTAAAGATCTTAAAAGAAGAGATCCTAAATAAAGATATCCCGGTAAAAGAGTTAAAAAATAAAGCAAAGGAACTTTCAATTAAGGGTTATTCTAAGATGAAAAAGCAGGATCTTTTAAAAGCGATAAAGGAAAAATTAGATGAATAATATCACCAAGCTGAGGCATCTTATCTGGGATATAGATAAAAAAGTATTTACAGAAGATGAACTATTAGATGAATTCTTAGAGGACTGCCGTGATAATGTATATAAAACCGCAGCTTTAGTACTAGATGTGGTAAGAGCCAATCCGGAGAGGATAACTGATTACAAGCGCGGCGGAGTAAATATTACCAAGCAGAATCTTGATAGGGCAGTTCGTAAATATGAAGAAATTGGTGGTAGTAAGATAACCACTGTTCAAAGAGAAAGGGTAATCTATTGACCTTCCCTAAAGATGGTAACTTCATTAATGTAGAAATAGAAAGATTAACCGGCGGTAACCTTGATGAAACTACGGGTAACTGGATTGATTGTGATTCGGTGGTAATAGCAGAAGCTGAAATAGATATCCAGCCGAAAACTGGCAGTGAAATAAACAGTTTTCAAGCTTCTAATTTCACTAGAACTCTCATAGGTTTTATATGTATCGATGATATTACTTTCAGCAGTGGGTTTACTAAAATAGAGCAGGGAGATCTCGTTGATCAAGAGTATAAAGTGGTTAATGTAAAAGACTGGCTCACCCATTACGAGCTGGAGTTAAAGAGACTGTAATTATTAAGTAGGTGTAAAAGTGGATGTTAATATTATATTAAATCCGGCCGTGATGAGGATAGCCGGAGATGATAAATTGGGGAATATATTGGGTGAAATAAGAGTTGTTAAAGGACCTAAAAAGCCTAAGAAAATGGCAAACCCCTGTTTTACAGTAAAAAATAGATATTTAGAAGTAGACCCCGGTAAAGAGAAATACCAGGGGTCTTTTTTTATATCTTTTTATACTGATAATTATAAATCGGGAAATGCAGATATAGAACTGATGGGACAAGTAATAGATAGATTAAAACAAATTTTCAATTACAACCCTTTTAAATTAGATGACTACAAAAACTACTATTTGGAAGTCAAAAATATTGGTAAAGCCGAATATGACAATAGATTTCCTAAACAGCATTTTATGACAGTTGAAGTAATCTATAAAGCAGTTAAATTAATATAGGGGTGGAAAAATGGCAGGGAGTTTAACAGATTACTGTGAAGAACTAGCACTTAATCTTTTGTTTAGAAATACAGGGGAATTACCACCGGGAACATATTTGGGTCTCGCTACTTCCGAAATATTAGAAGATACTCTATTGACCGAGATAGTAGAAGAAAGTGATGCTAACTATGAGAGGGAAGAGCTGTTATTTACTTCACCAACTCAAATAGGTGAAATTGCAGTAATAAAAAACAGTAATAAGTTAGTGTTCGGTCCCTGGAGTTTGGATGCTACAGGTGCAATAACCCATGCTTTTATCTGTGATGTACAAAGCGGAATTGAAGGGGAATTACTCGCTTACTTCAAGCTTCCTAATATAAGAATGCCTTCTGCTGGGGAGACACTTACAATATTGGTAGATGATTGTATTTTAAAGATAGGTTAGGAGAGTTAAGATGGTATTAAGATGGGATTCTGCTAATGGTGAAATAATAGATTTTAGTGATAAAAGCAAATACTTGTTAGAGGACTGGCAGGGATATGGTTATCCTCCTAATGATATAAAAACAGTAAAGTCTCCTTACCAAATTGGTAATACTCTTATTGGGCAAATAATAAATCCAAGAGATATAGAAATTGATTTTACTATAATTACAGATAACAAAGATCATCTATATTCTTTAAAAAGAGCCGTAATTAAAGCTTTTAATCCATTAAATGGCTCCGGCAAATTAACATATATTAATACAGATAATAAATATAAAATCACAGCTGTTTCAAAAAACTCTCCCAGTTTTCAAAAAGATAATAAAACTAATCAAAAGATTAAATTGAAATTACATGCCCCAGATCCTCGTTGGTATAATCCAGATGAAATTAATATCCCCATAAAACAGAGTAATGAAATTATAAACAAGGGTGATACATTTACTGCTATAAAACTTACTTTGAATGGACCGATGAGTAATCCGGCAATACTTAATATGACAACAGGAGAAAAAATCCAGTTAAACCACACAATTAGTAGTGATGAGAAAATAGTTGTTAATACTAAGTTTGGAGACAAGAGCATACATTTATATGACAGTTATAATAGAAAAAGAAATTCCTTCTCTATACTGTCTTTTGATTCAAGGCTCTTTGGACTTCAGTCAGGTAGTAATTTGATAGAATTTAGAGCTAGTAATATGAATGAACAAAGTAAAATAAATATTAGTTATAAGGAAAGATACCTCGGAATATAAATAAACTAGGAGTGAAAATATGTCAGGTAGCTTAACAAATGCCGGAGAAAAACTTGCGTTGAACACTGTATTTAGGGGAACAGATGATATATATATTGGTCTGGCGACTTCATCAATTACAGAAACTGATGATTTGGCTACTATTATAGAAGAAGATGATGCAAATTATTCAAGGGAGTTAGTTATTTTTACAGAACCCGTGGATGATGGAACTGGAGTATTTAAAATAGAAAATGATAGCCTTATAGAATTCCCTGCTTTCAACGCAGCAGCAGATAATAATATAATTTATGCATTTATCACTAAAGAATTATCAGCAACATCAGGTGATATAATAGCCTTTGCTGATTTAGAATCAGGAAAACTTCCAGGAGCTGGAGATAAATTATACATACCCACTGGTGGATTAGTTATCACATTAAATTAAAAGGAGATTTAATATATGGCTTTAGGAGATATTACGGCATCATTAGACACTATTCATAACGTCTTAGCGTTTGATTTTTTTGATAATAATAAAAAATTAGCAACAAATGATTATAATTATGTAATTATTTTAGACTTGGAAACAGATGAAACAATATTTAGAATAACATCTGCTAATTCTGTAAAAGATATTAAGGTTTCTAATGATGAAACGATGTTAGTGAGTTGTGATAGGGGTTATATACTTGTAGCGGACATAGATACAGAAAATTTAATAACTACTTTCACTGAACATACTGGCGATATTGAAAAAATAGAAATTTCAAATGATGATAAAAAAATAATATCGGCATCTAGAAATGAAATATATGTATGGGAAATAGATACAAATAATATATTAGTTACTTTTACAGAACATTCATCAGCAGTATATAGTTTAGATATTTCTCCAGATGGAACAAAGATTGCTTCAGCTGGAGATGACCAAAACATACAAATATGGGATATTACTTCAGGTGAGATCATACAAACAATAGTTTCTGCACATGATTCACAGATATCTTCTTTGAATTTCCACCCAGATGGTAATAAAATACTCTCTGGTGGCGCTGATAACAAAGTAAAAATTTGGAATTTAACAACAGGGGAAGTAGAAAAAGTATTTTCACAGCATAATGAAAAAATTAATGACTGTAAATATTTTCCGGATGGGAAAAGAGTAGTTTCAGGAGATGAAAATAATAATTTATACATATGGGACATAGAAAAAGATGAAATTATTTTTAGTAGTGAAAAACCTGATCCGGTAGATGCAGTTTGTTGTAATACTGATGGTTCAAAAGTGGCTGTAGGTTATTATAAGAATGCAGAAGTGATAGAAATTGTGGATTCAAGTGGTCTGGTTTTAACAAATAAATACGGACAGATATTCAATACTGATCCAGATTTTTTTCAATACCTATTGAATTAGGAAAAATAATAATAGCAGAAAGTTCAGAGATATATGAGATTGAGTTTTTGAACAACAAGAAAGTGGCTGTTAAAAATGTTACTATTACTACCAGTGATGAAAAGACAGGTGTTGACCTTACCTTCAGTAAAAACCAGAGTCCTTTTGATGACCTGCAGTCTGTAATATATCCAGGACCCTACAATCCGGGTGAGAGTGATACTTTTTATATAAAGTTGAATACTGATCTTGAAGCTGCAAAAGGAGAAAATAATTTAGCTATCAATACTGAGGCAGAATTCGCAAAATAATCATGTGATAGAATTTGAACCAGGAGTGTTAAAGAATGGAAATATCAGCTTCAATAGAAATTCAATCGAATACTTCATGTGATTTAAATTTAGGTTTGAAACCTACTGAAGAAGTTTTAGTGAAATATGAAAATATAGATTTTCAATTATCTCCTATGGTTTCAATATCGAACAGTATGGAAGTATCAACAGTTAAAACTACTATTGATGAATTATATAAAACTGTAATATCAAATTATGAACTTATCAATTATATTTCATTCTCCTTTGATATAAATATAAGTACAGGAATGACTAATGAACTTATAGAAACCTCTTTATCTAGTTTATCTGTTAATAGCAATTATGAAGTATACACTAAAAAGATAACAGCTGATATATTTGCCGTCAGTAATGTGAATGTAATATTAAAATCTGCAAAAAAGGATGAGTTATATAAAACTGTAATATCTAATTATAAACTTGTCAATTATATTCCATTTTCCTTTAATATTTATATGAGTACTGGAATAACTAATGTACTCAAAGAAACCTCTGAACCTAGTTTAACTGTTGATAGCAATTATAAAGTATATACTCAGAAGATAACAGCTGATATTTTTGTCACCAGTAATGTAAATGCAATATTTAAAACTGCAAAAAAGACTGAAGTTAGCTCCAAAGCTAATTATTTACTTGAAGACTATCCAAATCTAATAAAGATTAAGATAAAAACTAATATAGAAGGTTCACTTTCTTTAACATATGTAAGCAGCAGTGCTTCAATAATGGTGTTAGATCCAGAGCTTAAATTTTTAACATATCTTGATGATATAGAGTACTTTTCCTGGATTAGAAGGTGGAGAAGACCAGATAGTTTTGAGATAAAGATAAATAGATATAAAAAGAATGCAAAGTATTTAAAAGTAAATAACTATCTAGTGAAAAAAACTGGCGACTTACTGAGGGGAGGAAGAATTAGAAGTAGAAAAATTAAAGTAAATGAAAATGGGAGATGCTCAGAAAAACTTGAGATTAAAGGCAGAGGTTTTGGAAATATATTTAATCAAAGAATCGCTCTTAATGGTGTAAACCAATCTGATGGATTTGATACCATTGAAGCTTCAGCTGAAACTGTTATGAAATACTATGTTGATGTAAATATTATTAATCCTGATGATGATAAAAGAAAAATTCCTAATTTTAAAATAGAAGAAGATAAAGGGTTAGGTAAAATTGTTAAATATAAAGCTAGATTTCAGAAGTTATCGGATATTCTTTATGACATCTCACATATATCAGGTTTAGGTTGGGATATAAAGTTCGATCTAGAAAATAGAAAATTTATTTTCCAAATATTATATGCAGAATTAAAACCAGAGATTAAGTTATCTACCAATACTGATTCTGTTAAGAGGATTAAATTTAAGGAAAAACATCTGAATTCTATAAATACTGCTGTTGTAGCCGGACAAGGAGAGGGAGCGGATAGATTAGTTGTTAAAGTTACCGAGGATGATCTTTAATGGTTTTATATAATAGCTTAAAGGTTAACTATGTCTTAGAAAATAAATATTATTTATCAGGTAATATAGACTTCAAAGGAAATATAGAATTTACAGAAAAAAGATTAAAAGTGAGAACTAATCTAGTAAACAGAGCTGTTGATGGAAGTTCGATGATTCTATCAGGAGTCTTACTTAATATAGGACCTTTTCAAGAAGAATTTGACAATGGTTTAGTCTACGGATTTTTCCAGTATAAACCAAGTTACATTAATTCTTTTAATGATCTTAATGTTATTGAAACTGATCTGGTAAGACTTTCAGCTACTAAAGATAATAGCTGGAATTTTACAGCTGATAATATAGATGTTAATAAGGATTACCAGTACCGGGCTTGTGTTAGAGTGCAAACAAAAGAAGAAATTTATCATATTCACGGTAAGATTTTTACAGTATACAAACCTTCAAATTTAGATTTGAGCGGCCTAGAATTAAGTGAGACATTTGTAGATGCTCGAGACCTAACAACAGAAGCTGGTCTGGTAAACCGTGGATTAGAAAAAATTGTAGATGAAAAAGTTGAAAGTTACAATGAAAAAGAATTCAAACACTGGGTTTGGAATAAGTTGAAAAACATCATTAATGCGGAAGAGATGGATATTCATTATTTAGATTATAATACAATGATAGTTGATGAGTTAAGCAGCCTTTTGGCTGCTTTTTCATCATTTACTGTATCTGATTTATCTGAATTCAACAGGATTGAGATCATCACTTTATTAAATGATGAGGTCAATGAGCTAACCCAAGAAAAGGTTGATCAATTAAGTGATTATGAATTGAGATTACTTGCAAGACTTTTTACAGGATGTACTGAGGGGGTATATAGGGATTGGATTACTTTAGAGTTAAAATGCCTTTTAGAAGTAATACTTTTTGATTTTTTAAGCTTTACAGAATTTCTATCAGTTTTTCCCTTTGATAGATGGGATAGGATAACAAGACAAAAACTCAATATTACTGAAATTAATAACACCACAATTGAAGTTGAATACATGGAAACTGGCCCTTTTAAATATATGAAAGATTTTGATATAGGCGATGTGATTGCAGTTGAATATCTAGGGATATTTACAACTGTCAGCAGAGTGGTGGCAGTGGAAGAAAAATATAATGAATCTGGTAGAGAGTATAAAATAATATTAGGTAAAGAAACCAAAGATATTACACGAAAGCAGAAAGATAATGTGGGAAGTAGGCTATAACTTAAATATTAATAAATAAATTGAGGTGTGAATATTTGGGTAACGGTAAGAGCGAACTAGATAAACTAGGATGTGAATACGGTCGACATTTAAACTTAGAAGTTGAAAATGCGGACGAAAAACTGGACGATATAGCGAACAAACAGGAGAAAATACTTGAAGTTATAACCAATCTAAAGATCAACTATGAAAAGAATGATATTTACAATAATATAGGTAGATATGTCATAACAGCTGTGATAGCAGCTGTTTTTGGTTTTATAACCTCGATATTACAGTAAATCTGGGAGTGGTTGAGTGTATTCAAAAAGATTTGATGAAATATTTGATAATTTACTTGCAATAGAAAAGAGGTATTCAAATAATAAGTACGACATCGGTGGGGAAACGATGTTTGGGATAACCAAAAGGGTTGCTAGAAACCATGGGTATTACGGGAATATGAAGAATCTATCATTAGAAGCTGCGAAAGAAATTTATTTTAATGCTTACTGGCAGGAGCCTGGCTTTGATCAGATTGA